GCATAATGTTTAGAAAAATATTCAAGACAAGATTTAGAGATTGTTATAAAGTTTTAATGAGGGAAAGTATATGACACAATATGATGATAGAGTTCAGTATCAGAGAGATAAGATATCTGCTGAAGAATGGGCAAAGGGTGTTAAAACCATACATGCACATTCTTTAGATTCAATGTGGTATGACACAAGACCACAAGATACAGAAGACGGTAAAACTGTTATAGATGTTGAATTCAATAGTGGTATTATTCGTAGAACATTGAATGAAAAAGATGGAAGTGGAACATACATCTTTGGTAAAGCATTGACAGGTCAAGAACTAGTCGATAAGTTTATAAAGTATTCTTAAATGTCTAAACGAAATCCATTCGATTTTGTAAAGTCGGTCTCTTACGACAAAAAAGATATCATGGTTGATGATATCGAAGAGAAAGCATATCAACCATTCTTAATTAATAAATCATTATCCTATCACGAAGATTGTATCTTCTTGACTAACGAAATGAATACACGACACTCTACCGAGAGTCGTCTTCAATATGTATTTTTTCTAAATACCCTTAGAAGACGGCAAAGGTTCTCCAAATGGAGTAAACCATATGTCTCAAAGAAACTCGATGTAATCAAACAGTATTATCAGGTAAGCACAAGAGAGGCAAAAGAATATGCATCACTTTTATCTGATAAACAGTATCGTGAGTTGAAGAATAGAATGCAACTTGGTGGTAGAAATAATGAATGAAATAGACCCTATAGTAGAAACACTAGTAGAAATATCCTTTGAACAAGAGGATGACTTCCTAAAAATAAGAGAAACCCTATCAAGAATAGGCGTTGCCTCTCGCAAAGAACAAGAACTTTTCCAATCATGCCATATCTTACACAAAAGAGGTAAGTATTATATCGTGCATTTTAAAGAACTATTTGCACTTGATGGTAAACCAACCAACCTAGATGAGAATGATATTGGTAGGAGAAACACTATCTGTAATCTACTTCAACAATGGAATCTTATCAAAGTCTTAGATAATGACATGATAAAAGAACCAGCCGCACCACTTTCACAAGTCAAAATCATACCTTACAAAGAAAAAAGTAATTGGAAATTGACAACTAAATACTCAATCGGCAGTAATAAAACCTAAATAACCTAGATATTAATCAATAAAGGAGGCGCATATGCTAACAGCAATCGCAGAATTTATAATGGGAATTTGGAATATTTTAATGGTAATACCAGTTGTTATCTCTATTTGTAGTGTTATAGTTGCTTTAACTCCAACACCAGCAGACGATAAAATTTGGGCTAAAGTGTATAAATACTTAGAAGTTCTTGCATTGGCAATTGGTAAGGCAAAGGATAAGAATCCTTTGTTGGATAAATAAGTATATAAAAGAGAGGAAAAATTATGGAATATGTAATTCTTGTAGTAATTGGTCTTGCAGTAGCATATCATTTCTTAGCTAAGTCTACGAATGATAAACCTGTTGTTAAGAAACCAGTATCTAAGAAACCTGTAAAAAAAGTTCCTTCACAAGCAGAATTGAAAAAACTAACTAAGGTTCAGTTGATTCAACTTGCAGAGAAGAACAATCTTAAAGTTAAAGTATCAGGTTCAAAAGCAGAAGTGATTAAATCAATCCATTCTCAAATGAAATAACTTAGACTACTCAGTCAAAAAAGGGTGCTAATGTGCCCTTTTTTTATGGGATTAGAAAGTCAAAAACATAAATAATCGTATGGAAGATATCTTTGGATTAATAAGTGAAGTCGGAGCCCCTATTGCTGGAAGTCTAGTAATGGGATTTTTTATTTTTACTGTAATCAAACAGATATTAGAAGGCGTAGTAGACGATATAAAAACACTTACTATGTTCTGTAAGTCTTTAGAAAACAGAGCAAGAACCATGTCTAACGAAATGATTAAGATAGATATGTTGGTAAGTTCCGCGTTAGAACTTAGACCTGATATAGAGCGAGTCGCAAGGGCAGAGAACTTTATAGAAGACGGAAAAGTAGACGCTAGGAGAGACTAGTGTCAGACATAGGTTTACTTATATCTGAATACGGATTTCCAATCGTAATGATGGTTGGTTTGGGGTATTTTGTATACTACATCTGGTGGTTTGTTGGAGAAAAACTAGAACCAGAAATCGAAGAACAACATATGGCCTTAATTAGGTTAATTGACCAGGTTCGTATGTTAGACCAAGACCTTATTCGACTACAACAAAAGGTTGATGTAGTTTTAGAATACAGAGAGAACGAGAAGAAAAAGGAGAAAAAATGAGAATTTTAAGCGCATGTTTCATTGCATTACTTGTATCTTTTCCACTATCTTCAACAGAGATAGTTCACAAGTTTAAAAATCCAAGTTTCAGTGGAATAGGAACAGCATCACATTATTTAACCGTGGAGAACCAAGAGTTCTCGCGTAAGAAAGCAATAGAAGAAGCACTAGAGGCCGCAAGAAAAGCTGCTGAAAGAGAAGAGAATAATACAACCCTTGCAAAATTTATTAGAAATTTAGAATCGAGAATTTATGCCCAAATGGCAAAACAGTTGGTTGAGAACATGTTCAACAACGATAATCCAGTTAGATTTGGGTCATTCGTATTAGAGGGTTCAACAGTCACTTATGAAGTTATAACGAATGTAGACGGAACAGAATTCATAAGAATGACTATTGTATCAGAAGACGGAACAGAAACAATATTAGAAATACCAATTGGAAGTGGAAACTTCGGGAGTGACGATGGCTCATCAGGTGACGGCTCGACTGACGGCGGTTAGTCTAGCAATACTTATACTCGCATCTTGCGCGTCGGTTCCTAGATTTTCAAACGACCCACAAGAATGTAATCCAGAAACATGGGGTGAAGAATACAACCATGACTTGTGGAACTATGCCAAGGCAGCGGGTAGAACTTTTGAAAGAGCAATGCCTTTCATTTGTGTTGATGAACCACATGCAGTTAAACTTCCAAGTTTTATACAGTTATTGGATTTACCGCCAGCAGAATCATCACCTGTTGTTGCAGTATACAAGTTTCAAGATTTAACAGGTCAAAGAAAAGCACAAGACAATATTGCCTCTTTCTCTACTGCTGTGACACAAGGTGGAACTGAGATGCTCATTGATGCTCTCAAAACTGCAGGTTCTGGAACTTGGTTCAGAGTGGTAGAGAGACAAGGTTTAGACCACCTTGTAAGAGAGAGGCAAATTATTCGTTCTGCCAGAGACGATATTGCAAAGAAAAAGGGAGAAGAATCTCCAGGTGTTGCACCACTTTTATTTGCAGGAATGATTATCGAGGGTGGAATTATTGGTTACGATACCAATCTTGAAAGTGGTGGCCGAGGTGCCAGAACATTAGGGATTGGTATGAGTAGAATGTATAGAAAGGATGCTATAACCGTTTCATTACGAGCAGTATCAGTTCTAACAGGTGAAGTATTATTGAATGTCCAAACAAGAAAGACTATCCTTTCTTATGGCGGAGGAGGCGATGTGTTCAGATTCATTGAAGAAGGAACACAATTAGTTGAATTCGAGGACGGAGTGGGAAATAATGAGTCAGTGACTTATGCAACACGAACAGCAATTGAAGCTGCCGTGTTCGAACTAATACACCAAGGCCATGATAGAGGGTATTGGGAAATTAAAGGAAAAGAAAAATGAAAAAATATCTATTAGCGCTAAGTATATTTCTTTCTACACCTTTTCTGTTTGCTGCGGCGGACGATGACAACGAAATTAACATAACACAATCTGGTGATACTTTAGTATTATATATCGACCAAATCGGTTATGGTAACAAAATGGGACTGGACAACTTTTCAAGTAGTTCAAGTGCTATGCCAATTACTGGTACTTCGTTGACTTTTAACATCGACCAGCTAGGTAACGAGAACTTACTTTATGGAAAATTGACAGCCGATTCTTCATCTTACACACTAGAATTTAATGGTGATAGTAATGTGTTTGATTGGATGATAGGAGAAACTGGTTCATCTGATACTACAAATATGTTAGTAGACATAACTGGTGACTCAAACACAATGGACTTTGACCAAGGCTCAGTTGCACAGGCAGAGAGGTTAGATTTTGATTTAATAGTAATTGGTAGCTCCAATATTTTTGATGTAGATGTTGAATCAGACGATGCAACCTGGAATTTTGATATAACAGGTGCTTCAAACAACATCAACACATTGCAAAAAGATGGTGCTTATCATAACATCACTTTTGAATTGAATGGTGATTCTGCAGATGTAGACATCAATCAGTTAAGTGGAACATGCCCACAAGGTGTTTCTACTTGTAAAGGTGAAATTACTTTGGACATTACAAGTGATAACTCAACTATACAAATCAATCAGAAAGACACATCTAACGATTCTTAGTATCTTACTCTTCATGGGGTCTGTTCAGGCAGACTCCATCGGAGATATAGTTGAATCGACTGGCATAGGTTCAGTCCTTCGAAACAATGCAGAAATAGGTAATGATGTTGGAACAGGAATTGTCCTCTATGATGAGGCAATAACAGGTAACGGCAGAATGCTTATAGAGTTCCTTGACGATGAGGAACTTGCACTTACAGAACACACACAAGTATACATAGACGAAGTATACTACGACCCAAATCCAAGTTTATCCAAGATGTCTTTAAGAATGATGCAAGGCACCGCACGATTTGCTTCTGGAGCTGGGCAAAAAATAAACAAGTCTAATATAGACATACGAACACCTACGGCACAAATAGCAATCCGTGGAACGGATTTTACAACAACCATTGACGAACTCGGAAGGAGTTTAATAATGCTTCTTCCTGATAGATTCGGAGATGCATCAGGAGAAATAACAGTTATCAATGAAGGCGGAGAAATAGTCTTAGATGAGGCATTTCAAGCAACAATGGTTTCAAGTTTAGATACACCACCAACTCCACCAGTCACAATAACAAATTTAACAGTTAATCAGATAGACAATATGTTTATCGTTGCACCACCACCCGCAGTAGAACAAGCAGTTGAGGAACAGGCAAGAGAAGACAATAACGAAGACCAAGGAATGTTAGATGTAGACTTCTTAGAGTTTAATGAATTAGAAAAAGATTATGATGATTATGCAAATGACCCAGACTATGATGCAAGATATAGTTCTATTGATATTGATTTCTTAGATGCAGACTTTTTAGTAGACATGTTAGATGTCGTTGAGGAATTAATTAAAACTACAAAAGATTTAGGAGATAGACAAGCAACTTCAGGAGGAAGTTCAGACTTTAATATAAAAGGTGCCTCTTTTGGTAAGAATGCAGACTCACAATACAATGTTTTCATTGAAGATGGTGGTCTTGTATTCTTCAGAGAAGTTGAAGGAAAGATAACTTTAACATTCCAACCAGGTGCATCTGTTTCTTTAAACACAATTACACCAAGTTATGAGGGTATCATAACAGTAAATGGAGGTGATGAAATCTTCATTTTCATCAACCAGGTTAACTAAATACTACTACGACAAATAAAAAAGAGGAGGTCGTATGATAAATATGTTATCACAACTCCGTGAATGGCATGAAAGACAAATTGTTGGATTTCAAGATGCTATGAGACTAGATGACTACCATATGTTATGGTTTGCATTTAGTAAAGGGGTTATATTCACAATGATATTACTATGGATTATATAACTAAATCATTATTGAAAATTACTTTAGGGGTCTTCCTGACCCCTATCGTTTTTGCTGGAGATAATCATGTTCATGTAGAACAAGTTGCAGATGGAGACAATGCAAATCTTAATATCTCTCAAATTGGCCATGGTAATACAATCAACTTCTCTTTTGCACATCAAAACAATACATGGAATATTCAACAGATAGGAACAGGTAACTCCGTTTCTTGGGTCTCATATTGGGGTTCTGGAAAAACTTGGGGTGGTGATGTTGACGGAACTGGTAATATTGAGAACATAATACAAAAGAATGGTGCAACATATGGCCGTCACATATGGGGAAATAATAATGATGTTGATATCTATCAAGACGGAGACCATGAACATAACTTAGATATTCATGTTGATGGTGTAGAACACGAATCATGGCAAGAAGGAACAGGAACACATTACAGTCATACATATTTTTATCAAGGTGCTGATGATTCTGAGACAAGTCTCATGCAAAAAGGAAGTGGTAATCATAATGCACAAATTAGATTACAAGGAACAGAACACACAATTTTAAATCTATTACAACAAGGTTCAACTAATCAAAGTTATAATCTTACACAAACTTGTTATACAGTAGGTGGTTGCACTGTTAATGTCTCACAAGGTAATTAGAAATGACCGAATGTCCACCAGAGTTTTACGAATGCCTTACCGAAGAAGAGTTCGATGAGATATTAGTTCTATTTGAAGAGAATGATATCGTCATGCCTGAAGCCATGGGTGATGCAGAAGCAGCTGCAAATTTCGTTTGGCAAGTCCTCTTTCTAACACCAGTAGAATTACTTTACATTGGTATTACAATGACTGTTCTTGCTACTTATGGTCTCTCTATATACTATATGTATAAAAGAATACAAAAGAAATTCTCATGAGTTATCCCCAAAGAGTCGTTGATATGGTCAACGAATACAGAAGAAATGAACGAAAGAAATTTTGGTCAAAGACTTGGTCAATATTTTTAGCCTGTGTTTTAATAGGTGGTGCTTTATATCTCTTCTTCTATGTTTAATTGGAAATCAGTTTTAGTATCTATATCTTTACTCGTTGGTTTAAAGATATGGTCACCATACCTTGTAGAAAATATACAATGGTCATGGTTCGATGTATTACATCAACAGAAAGGAGAATATTATGTCAATGATATCGTTCTTGTCGACATTGATGAGAAAACTTTGGAAGTTCTTGGTCAGTATCCATTACCTCGTGGTGATTATAGTAAACTCATGCTTGATAGCCATTATAGCAATACTCATGTTTTTAGTATGGTCTTTAGTGAACCTGACCGAACCCCTAACGAAGATTTATTATTCGCAGAAGGACTAATAAACAGACTTTCAATCCTAAGCAGCGCGCCATCGCCACAAAAAGATTCAGGAGTAGCCCCTTTTGTTGGAACTTCCACACTAGGAGGTGCAGAGGCAAAAGACTTTATATGGAATTATTCGGGGATAGTATCACCAATTCCTATACTTAGAGAGAATACCTACGGTGTTGGGGTAACTTCTTCGACTCCACCGATTACGGGAACACCAAACTTTGACGGAACAGTTCGTTCTGCACCACTATTAGTCTATGCAAATGAACAAGTATATCCTTCAGTTGCACTAGAAACTCTTCGTGCATTCTTAGACCAGAAATCATATCAGTTAAAAGTCACACCTGAAATGGGTGTAGAGTGGGTCAGAATGGGTAGAAATCCACCTATATCTACAACACCTACAGGTGATGTTATGATATCATATTGGAATACATTTCAAAGAATATCTGCAGTTGATTTACCAGAATCGGGATTTGAAAGTAAGATTCTTATATGGGGTCTTACTGCAGAGGGTCTTAATAATCCAGTTTCAACCCCAAAGGGTGTAATGTATCCTCACGAAGTTCAAGCAAACCTAATCCAAACCGTCTTGCAAGACACTCGAATACAACAATCCTACTATCTTGAACAGCTCGAGATTGTTCTTCTGGTGTCAGTTCTCTTATTGATACTTCTGATGGTTTACAAACTTCCCACAGTTCTTGCGGGGATAATGAGTCTAAGTATTGTTGGACTTCAATTGGGTGGGGGTTTCTATATTTGGACTTCTCAACTCGTTCTTTTCGATACCTTTTTTTCATCGGTTAGCTCCTTGTTGATATTCGGACATGCTTCGTTTAACAAATACTATATCACATACCAAGAGAAACAACAAATCAAAAAGCAGTTCCAAAAATATTTATCTCCTGACATGATTGAAGAACTTCAAAAAGACCCAAGTAAACTCAGACTTGGTGGAGATAGAAGAGAGATGACTTTCATGTTCATGGACATAATCGGATTCACCCCCATAAGCGAACACTATATGAGAGAAGATAATCCTGAGGGATTAGTAGAACTAATCAACAAGTTCTTAGACATGCAGACCAAAATAATACTAAATAATAATGGAACCATAGATAAGTATATGGGCGATTGTATAATGAGCTTTTGGAATGCGCCTCTTGAATGTAAAGACCACGCCGACCTTGCCGTAAAATCAGCCCTTGAAGTGCTTGAAGCAACAAAGGAATTAAATGAAGAACTATCTCCTCTCAATCTGCCTCCTATTAATGTCGGCATCGGTATCAGCACAGGAGAATGTATTGTCGGAAACATGGGTTCAGAACTTAGATTTGACTATTCCGTCATTGGAGATGCCGTCAACCTCGGTGCTAGACTCGAAGGCCAAACACGAAATTATGCTGGGGTGGACTTGTTGTTATCGGAAGGAACTTATAGACAATGTAAGAATGGAGCATTCTCCGAAGTTGATAGAATTCTCGTCAAGGGAAAAAGTGAGAAAGTCACTATCTACACTCCAATTAAAGGAACCACTTAGTTCATCAAGAATTGCAACTTTCACCACTCTACAAGCGTTAGATATCTACACCACATATCGTGGACTTAAATATGATTGTGTTTATGAACTAAACCCTATAGTCGGTGAATCACCATCAGTTGATAGAATGGTATTAACTAAAGCTACAATTCTAATACCTGCCTTACATTTAGATATACGAAGAGGCAATCTAAACGATAGAGTCTTTGATGAACTAAACTTTTTAATGGCAATGGTAGTTCTAAACAATTATGGTGTCTACAAGAAAGCAAAAAGAAATTGTAATAAATTATAAAAAACCGCTTGAAAAAACCACATTAGACCTTATATAATATATAAATACTATTGTAATTGCTCATTTGAGGATTACATTATATTAACTTGCTAAAATTTAGGAGAAACATATGACGCATTTAGATATATTTGGTCAATTCAGACCGTTCGCAATTGGATTTGATAGATACTTCGAAGACCTCGAAAGAATGTCAAATCACACTCAAACTAATTATCCACCTTACAACATCGTAAAGGAAGATGATGAAAACTTTTGTATTGAACTTGCAGTTGCAGGATTCAGCAAGAAAGATATCTCTATAACTAAAGAGAAAAATGTTCTTGTTATTGAAGGAAATATAGATGAAGATTCTAAGGACTTTGTTCATAAAGGACTTGCATCAAGAGCCTTCAAAAGAAGTTTTAATCTTGCTGACTTAGTCGAAGTCAAAGGTGCAGACATGAAAGATGGTATTCTACATGTCAAACTGGTTAAAGTTATTCCTGAGGAAGACAAACCAGTAGTTATTAAAATTAGTTAAAAACTACCTTTACAGATACACTCATTTGTAATATAATGGGTGTATCTTTTTATATTATGGAGATATTATGAATAAAATTGGATTAGAAATAATAGAAGGACAAACTCAGATACCTGCAGTGGTTATGCCTGTAAGAGTCGATGGTGCTTTTGAATACTTAAACACTAGAGAACAATTTGCTGGTAAAAGAGTGATTATATTTGCACTACCAGGTGCATTTACACCTACTTGTTCATCGTTCCAATTACCTGGTTTTGAGACTATGTTTTCTCAATTTCAGGAAAAAGGTATAGATGAAATCTATTGTCTATCTGTAAACGATTCATTTGTTATGAATGCATGGTTTGAAGGACAAGGCGTAGAGAATGTGAGGCCATTACCAGACGGAAATGGAGAGTTCACTGAAGCGATAGGTGCATCAGTCCAAAAAGCAAATCTTGGTTTCGGTATTAGAAGTTGGAGATATGCAATGGTAGTTAACGATGGTATTATCGAAAGAATGTTTGCAGAAGCAGGATACGGTGATAACATTTCAGATGACCCATATGAGGTCTCATCGCCTGAGAATGTATTGGCAAACTTATAATGCCAGAGTTCAAATGTGATTTAGTCCTATCAGAAGAAGACGCTAAGTTTGCTTCAGGTAGAATCACAGAGTATTACCAAAACTTCGGTAATATGGCAGACTATCTTAGAAAAATCAAACTAGAGAGAGTTGCAGAAATGCCAACTCCTCTTTTTGGTTTTAATCTATCAGACGATTTCTTTTCAGACTTCAACATGCATCCAGAAGATATGGACTTTAGAGTTGGTCTTGCAGACCATGAAATTTTCCATAACTACTTAGAGATTATTACATCACATGCAATTGAAGCCTCGAATCCTGGTAGAAAAGTTATTTTAATGGTCTATGAAAACAATACAAATAAGATTGTAGGTTTCATAAGACTAGGTTCACCAATGATGAACATTGCACCTAGAAATAGGTATTTTGGTGAAGTGTTGGGTGCAGAACAAATGCCTGTATTCAACAAACATGCAATCATGGGTATGATTATTGTGCCTACTCAACCATTTGGATTTAACTATCTCGGTGGTAAATTACTTGCATTGATGTGTTGTTCACATGAAGTTAAAAAGATTATAGATGAGAAGTATGATATGAATCTATGTCATTTTGAAACTACATCACTATATGGTTCAACTAAGAGTATGTCTCAGTATGATGGTTTAAAACCCTTTATAAAAGGTCAAGGCCTTACTGATAGTAATTTTGCACCACTTATGAATGATAGTTATTTTAAAGACTTAGAAAAGTTTTTTGTTGAAAAGAATGGTGGACCGATTGTATGGGAAGAAGCATC